CCCCCGCAACCGTGCCCGTGAACGCCGTGTACGAGCCCGCCGCACTCACCCGATAGAGCGTGTCGCTGGCGAGGATCAGCGCATCATCGTCAAACAAGCCGTCCTGCTGGAACATCAGCCGGATCGGAGCCGTACCCAGAGACGAGATCAGCCGGTCGATACCGGGACGGGCGATCAGCGCCTGCGGGTTGGCTTGGCTGGTCGGATCACGTTCCACCAGCATGTTGACCGTCACCGCCTCGGGGAACCCCGTGCGACGGAACGCTGACAGCATCAACGCGGCCTGCATTACGGATACCCCTCGGTCGGGTCGATGGCTTGCAGTTCGGCGTTGGTCGTCGCGGCCCGCGCCGCATCCTTCAGCGCGTTCCAGTTCACCCACGCCGCCAGGCCCCATGCGGTCAGCGCGTCGATGATTGCCAGTTGCTCGGTGTAGGTGACCACGTAGCGACGGTTGGACGTGGCCTGTACGAACGTCTCGCCGTCACCGTTCCCGGCTGCAATTTGGCGCAGGGCGATCCCTTGCACCGTGAGCCAGTTGGTTCGGTCCACGTCGCGGGCGACCTGTAACGTCTCGGCATTGCCCCCGAGCGTTACCGGAAAGCCCGCCGCCACGAACGCCTCGTACGCCGCGTTGATCTCCAGCAGCTTGCGCGGACGGAACGTCGGGCCTTTCACAGCCTACCAGAGCGCCCAGATGTTCGACGCCGTGCCCAGCGAGGTGATCTTGCGCACCTGAATGGGGTTGTAGCCGGCCTGGAGCGGGATATCCGTGCAGGTGTTCCCGTCAGCGTCCACGATGGTCGCGGTGCCCGCCGTACCCACCAGCAGGCCACGGCAGACGCCGCCCACGATGTCGGAACCCACACCGGAGTCCTGCTTGACGATCTTGTAGCCGGGCGACGTGTTGGAAATGGCTTTACCCATTGCAACCCTCTTTGGTTAGGCAGCGATCAGCAGGGCCTCAGGCCCCGCAGCGGTTGGGATGACAGTCACCGTGTCGGGCGAGTCAGACGCCGTGACAGTGGCCGGATCTGGAGTGGCCGTGGCTGTGATGGTCACAGGATCGAACGTGACCACGGAGAGCGTGGCGGTCGGACCTGCGGAAACCGGCGTGACAGTCGCGGTCACCGCGCCCAGCGCACCCGCAGACGACAGGGTATCCCGCGCCTCAGTGGCCGTTAGCGAACCGCTGATCGTCCCGCTTCCAACCGAACCGGAGGCGTCCAGCGTGTCAGCGGCTTCCGTCGCCGTCAGCGCGCCAACAATCGGCAGTTTGCCCGAGGACGACAGGGTGTCCGCCGCCTCAGTGGCAGAGAGCGTGCCCGAAATTCGAACCTTGGCAGAGGACGAAACCGTGTCCGCTGCTTCGGTCTTGGTGAGCGTTCCCGACAGGAGAACCTTGGCCGTTGAGGAAACGGTGTCTGCCGCTTCCGTCTTCGTCAGGCTGGCAGCGATCAGGACCTTGGCATTGGACGATAGAGTGTCCGCAGCCTCGGTTTTGGTCAGTGTGCCGGTGATTGTTCCGCTGGCCGGCTGGCCCGCAGGCTGGAAGCCTGTCGGCTGAAACGCAGTCGGCTGCATGGCCTACTCCCGACGAATGATCGTCGCGTGCATGTCCTGGATCGCTTCCTTGAAGTTGGCGACCGCGTGTTGCTGGTACTCGGTGTTCCGCGTTGCGAGCGAGCCGTGCAGGCCGTAGCCCACCGTGTAGTCAAAGTCGCAGGCGTAGCCCTCGGGCATGTACGCCGCGTCCGTGTGGGGCGCGTTCGCGTCGCGCCAAGCCTTGTTCAGATAGCAGAACCACATCTCAGCGACGGGCGGCCACTGGTGGGTCAGGTCTCCATACGCCCGGTTCGACGCCCAATGCGGGGTGATGATGAGCGCCTTCGCCCCCGGCTTCATCACCCGGTACAGCTCGTTGACGAACTGGAACCGTTCCTTGGACGTCAGGTGCTCTACGAAGTGCGAGGCGTGGACTTCGTCAACTTCTCCGTCTTCGAAGGGCAGGCGCTCAGAACCAACAGCGCAAACGTGGTCAACACCAGCGAAGGCGACACGGTCCACGCCGATGAAGCCGTCTTTCTTGTTGGGACCGCACCCGACATCGACTTTCAAAGGCTCACCATTTGAACTATAATGAACCCATGAACTGGGGAAGACATGGGCGGCACTCCATCGAAAGTGCCAAGGATCGTTTTCTTTCGAAGACCGAGCGCCGCGAAGACGGGTGCTTGGTGTGGACAGGCGCTCTTAACGGCAGCAAGCGTTACGGCGCTGTTGGAGTTTTCGGTAAGCAGCACTTGGCGCATCGCGCCTCGTACATGCTGTTCTGTGGCCCCATTCCCGATGGAATGGTCGTCTGCCATCGTTGCGATGTCGGGCTCTGTGTTGAGCCGACGCACCTCTTTCTAGGTAGCCAGACCGACAATATCCACGACATGGAGCGTAAGGGTCGTTCTCACCATCCGTCGGGGGCCGATCACGGCAGAGCGAAACTCAGTTGGGACGACGTTGACGTGATCCGACAGCGGCTATCGGAGGGCGTCTCTATGCGTGAACTTGCCCGTCAGTTCAGCGTCGCGCGAACCACCATCAAGCGCATCAAGAACGGCACCGGATGGCTACCAAACGATGTCGTTAGTCTTGTCGTAGTGCCCGACTAGAACGTCGCAATCTACAGCGCAGCGGTACCCATGCTTGCGGGCGTCTTGCCAGAACGCCAGGTCTTGCGTGCCGAGTCCCTCAGTTCCGCTAGCTACGGTCCTAAACCACGGCTTGCGAAGCTTCTCGTCTTTGAACATCGCAATACGCCAGAGGTTGAACCCCATCCCTGTCCCGCAGCACTCGACCAATTCGCCGGCACGGGGCGGTTGCGGGCGGAAATTGAGGACGGGGTCCGCCGGGTCTCCCCACACCTGCGGAACGCCGCCATATCCTTTCGTCCAGTAAAGTCCCCCGATGCACGCAAGCTCCGGGTGCTTGTCCATCTGTGCGATCAGCTTCAACAGGCCGTCCGGCGGAACCACGTTGTCGTGTTCGACCGTCAGCATGTACTCCCACTGGCTTAGTTCCGGGTGGGACAGGATCTGCTCAATCGCGGACGTGTAGGCGTCGCCCACCTCCATCCCCAGCGCCGCCATGCGGAACGTCGGCTGGTTCGGAGGGAACATCAGCGACCAGTGAGACATCGCAACCTTGGTCGGGATGTCGTTGGCCGCAGGCATCACCACGACGACCCGCTGCTTCTTCCACGTCGCGCCCTGGAGGATGCGGGTCGTGGCGTCGGACAGGCTCTCGTTGTGCCGCCCGCCGCCTATCGTGACCAGTTCAGGCTTTGGCGTCATCAAGCCTCAAGGAACATGTACAGTTGGTTCTGCGAGTTGATCGAGAACTGCGTCGCCGCGACGCTGGATGGCATAGCCCCGCTCGTTGCCGAGTAGATGACGATGCTCGGGTCGTTGGTGAAGTTGCTGTTCGTGATGCCAACGGTCGTGTTGGCGAGCGCGCCGTACGAGGCGTTGGTCTGATTGGTCTTGACCAGCACCGACAGGCGCAAGGCCCCTGTGCCGCCGACGCTGTTGGTTGAGTGACGCCAGACCGACAGGTAGTCCCCGCCTCCACTCAGCGTGGCATTAAACGGCAGGAAGAGGATCTTCTGACCGCTCAGCACCGAGCCGAATACCGTCCCCGCGCTGGACGTGGTGTAGGACGTGCCCGCATTCCCCACGCTCAGCGAGCCGGACAGGTTGGACGAGAACGCCGCCGCCATCGTGAAGGACGAGGACGACATCATGTCGTAGCGGCTGGTGCTGGCCCCCGTCCCCCGGCTCATCAGGCCATACTCGATGGTCTGCGACACCGCATGGCTGATTGAGGACGTGACCGACGACAGCGACACCGAAAGCTCGGCAACCGTCATCGTCAGGGCCGCAGAGGGCATCAGACCCTGAAAGTACACCGTGTTCTGGCCGAAGCTCGAAAACGAGGTGTTGTTGCCCAGCGGGACGGGTTCCCACTGGCTCATCACCACGTCTAGGTCCGTTCCCGAAATCACCAGCGAGCCGTTCGACCCGCCCACGGTGATGTTGCCCATCCCGGCAATCGTGACGTTGGACCCCGAGACGGTAGAGGCGTTCGTGGTGTTGCCGCCGAACACGTACTGGATGTTGTGCGCGCTGTTCCAGTCAGACGGCTTGACGATATCCGACGCCGCCACGGTCGCCGTGGTCGCGCCGTTCCAGATCGTCAACGTCCCCGTAGCGTCGGGAACCGTGTTGCTGAAGGCGTGGACGATCCCGGCCACGGTTTAGGCGTTCCCATCCGTGATGGTGAACGTCGTCACGCTGAACTGCTGGCCCGCCGTGAATGACGTGCTGTCCACGATCATGTCCGTGGCCGAGGTCCCGACCGTCCCCTGGATGTGGCAGGTCGTACCGCCGCTGTCGTAGATGCGGAAGTGTGCCGCAGTCCCCGTCGCGTCTGCGCTGGTGTCCTGCCAAGTGCCGTTGAGCGCCTTGGAGCCGCCCGACGCAGCAGCCATCCAGTCGGACGGCAGGTTCACCGTCGCCAGCACCGTGCCGCTGTCCGCCGTGGCCGGCGTTGCAGGAACCGCGCCCGTGCGGATCTTCAGGATGGCCGACGTGCCAATCGCGGTCTCAATGGCGTCGAGCTTCGCGTTGCGGACGGTCGTGCTGTACTGGAGGGCCATCGGTGCGTCCTAGGCTGCGGTGAAGAACACCGAGCCCACCTCGGTGTCGGACCACTTCAGGCGGTCATAGAAGGCTTCCGCCTGCCCTCGGATGTCGGCGGCAAGGGCGGGGTTCGTGATGTGGACGCTGAACGGCGCCACCAGGCGCGCAGCGAGGCAGACAAAGACCGTCTCAAGCCACTCCTGCGGCACGTCGAGGGTCTGCGTCAGGGCCGTCACGTCCTCGATCACACGGGCCGCGTCGGCATAGATGGTGTAGTCGTCATTCGGCACGGGCCAGAGTGTCGCGGAGTACGAGGAAATCGTCTTCCGCAGGCGGATGCAGGTCGGCGTTCCGGTGATCGCCTTGCTCGGGATGGCCGCGTACTCGTCCGCCGTCAGAACCTGCAACGGCGTGTCCACGTTCGACACCCGGCGGCGGATGTTGAAGAAGCCGATGTAGTTCGGATCAAGCGTCACGCTGGCCGTGTCGGTCGGATGCGTCCAACTGACTTCGCGGATGCGCCAATCAACGGTCGGCAGGTCCGCCTGCCAGGACTTCAGCATCCAGTTCAGGTGCAGGATGCCCTTGGCGCTTTCCTCCGGCGGGAGGTCGTCGCCAATCGCACGCAGGCCCAGCACATCGAAGGCTGCGCCGATCACTTCCCCGACCGTCATCGTGCCGGTCGTAACGCCCGAAGTCGCCATTACAGATCCTCCGGGAGAACCGGGTCGAGGTCGCTCAACTCAATGGGCGTCGGCTCGGGACGGGACCACGGATAGGCCAGCCCCTCGGGCACAAGGCGAGGCGGATCAAGCTGAGGTGGGCGCGGATCGAAATCGTCCGCGCACACCATCAGCCCGGTCCACTCCTTGCGCAGTTGTGACCGGCGATAGCGAAAGCCACACCGGTCACAGATGGCGGGAGAGTCCACCGGTCAGCCCTGTTAGGCGCCGGCGCTCGCGTACACGGAACGCCAGTCACCGCTGCCGACCGCGAAGCGCATCGTCGCCTTGGACTTGGCGTTCGACGTGTCGAACTCCTCGTCCTTCATCAGCGACACCTGCCGACGCCACATCGACTTCAGGCCCTCAGGAGCCGTGGTCTGGAGGTACCAGCTATCGGTGTCCGACAGGCGCGTCATTTCGACCACTTCGGGGATCTTCCCGAGGGCCTTGATGGCGTTGATGTCGTTGTTCGCGGTGCCCTGCCGAAGCTGGCTGTCCAGGATGCGGGTGACAGTGAAGATGTCATCCGGGTGGACCACCAGGCGCTTGCAGTTCAGGCCGATGAACAGGCCACGGTTGTTCTTCGCCTTGCGGATGGTCTTCAGGCCGTCTTCCAGCCCGCTTTCCGAGATGTCGGCAGCGGTCAGGAGGTTGGACTGATTGCCCGAACGGGTCGGGTGCGAGGCCGAGAACAGCGGCACGCCGTCGCCACCGTTGGTCCCGAAACCACCCGTGAGGTAGTTCGCATGGACCTGTTCGGCGGTCGAGCGCATCGAGAAGGCCAGCGCACGGGCGCGACGCTCGGAGACTTCCTTGTACTGGTTGTCTTCGAGTTCCTCTTCCGTGACGATGTAGCCGAGACCGTAGACGACGTGGGTCAGCGTGGACTTGTAGCCCTCGCCGTCCGTGTCGTAGCTGATCGCAGCGCCTTCCGACTTGATCGGCGCGTAGCCGAAACCGGTCGTTTCGACCAGTTCTTCAGCGTACTTGTCCGACGTGTCCTTCTCGAACACGCGGGACCATTCGGCGGGAAGCTCGTCGTACGACTTGCCAAACCACGCCTTGACGCCCGGCCAAAGAGCCGAGGGGTGGGCGGAACGGGTGATGGTCATTGCTCATGCCCTCCCTGGTTAGACGCCGGTCGAGCCGGCAGCGCCGGTTTCGGTCGGCAGGTTGAAGCGAACCAGCACCTTCGACGTCGTGCCGACTTCCACATCCGCGCGCTGGACGATGCCCAGGATGCGCAGTTGCAGGGTCGCGGTCGTCGCCTTGGTGGAGGTGTCCAGCATGAAGCCGGAACGCTTGGTGTAGGCCGAGCCCGAGCCCGAAACCATGTCGGCGTTCAGGCCGATGTCGGTCACGGCGAGAGCGCCGCCCACCGAGTCGTCCTGACATTCGCAGATCAGGTTGGGATCGTCCGCCACCAGCACATATTCGGCGGTGGAGGCGGCGCGGTAGCCGGTCGAACGGATCGTCGCGGACGGGCGGAAGCCCACCACAACGCCGGTCACGCGGCCAGCCGAGCCCGCAGTCGCGCGGACCACGGACGGGACGCCGGCAGTGTCCCCGGTGCCGCCAATGATGACGGGATCACCGATGAAGAGAGCGGTGCCATCGGAAGCCGGAACGTAATATTCCGTCACCCGACCACGATACACACCGCCGCTGGCGCCCACCGGCTGAAAGCCGAAGGCGGCATCAACGTTTGCCATGTGATTGTTTCCTTAGGGCGCGTAGCCCTGTTTGATGGAGTTGCCCGCAGGGACGTACGAGACGTCCTGACTGCGGTCGTCTTGCGGGTCGCTCTTCTTGGCGCTCATCAAGGACTTCTCCTGCTCTCGCAGCGAAGCGATCTTGGCTCTCTGGTCCTCTTCCCAGAACTCACGCGGCTTCTTCAGAAGAACGAGGTTGACCTGCTGACCACTCTTGTCGGTGTGATCAGGAATGGGCTCGACACCGGCCACACGGTCCCAATCGTCACGGACGGTCAGGGTGTGCATCCTGCGGGGCTTGTCCAGCGCCCACCGGAACTCGCTGTCGGGGTTCGCTTCCCTCACTTCGTCGGGGATCGCCAGCGTCAGCTCGTCCATCCGGTCGAGCGTTCCCGGCTGGCGGCGCCGGCGTTGGGTCTGCGTCTCTTCAGCCCGGCTCACACGGGCTCGCGTTTCGGTCGCCATCAGGCGTTCTCCTCAAAGTAGAACTTGGCGTACTCAGCCAGGTCCTTCACCCGCCCACGGCGGACGAAATCCTCCCCGGCGCGGCGCGCATCAGGGGGAAGGTCTGCGGCCCCCTTCACACGCGGCGCAGGGCGCGCGGTGCGGGAGTTGCCAGTGTTCACCAGCGGTGTCGGCTGACGCTCGCGGCGGGGTTCCGCCTGCTGCTGGTAGTGCTCGGGGAACCGGCGCTTGAGAGCCTCTTCCACGCGCGAAATCTGTTCCCCAGGCGAGCCGACGCCCTGCGAGAGCAACTGGTCCGCGTACGCCTTCGCAAAGGCCTGCGCCTCCGCGTCCTGAAGGAACCACGGGTTCCGTTCGCGGAACTGCACCATCTCGTCAGGCTCAGCCGGGATGTCCCGACCGACGTTGCGGAGGCTTTCCGAGGCAAGGTACGCGCGGTTTGCGTCGCCCTGATCGACAGCCTCGTTGAACTCCCGAGTGAGCCGGTCCCGCTCTTCCTGAATGGCCCGGTCGGCAATGGCGGCGGACGTGCGCGCCATGCGGTCAACCGTGGCCTTCATCTCCTTCAGTTCGCGCGATTGCGTCCGGTTGATCGACACCGTGTCCCGCAGGAAGGTCTTGGCGTCCTTCCATTGCGCGGGGTCACCACGCCACTTCTCCTGCTCGGACCAGCCCATTTCGCGGGCAAGGTCTTCCACATCGGAGGCGGGCGATTGCGCCTGCTGTTCGGGTTCTGCGTCCTCAGGGGGCGCAGCAGCTTGCGTCTCCTCACCTTCCGGCGGGAGGTCGTCTTCCGGCTCGTCGGCCATGTTCTCTCTCGGGTTTTGCCCCTTGGGGCGGGTCTCGGGGCGGGCGCGGGCTAGAGCACTAGCGCGCCGACGTCCTTATCCTTGCAGAGCCGGTACTCGCGGTTGTCTCGGCCTGCGATGACCGTGCCCGCGTATCGTCCGTACCAGACCACATCCCCGACAGACGGCTTGCGCGCGTCATCGGGCCAATTGTCAAAGTTGAAGGCCAGCGGCGACACGGCGACGATGCGTCCGCGCGTTTGCGCCAGTTGGTCGGTTTCCTTGGCTTGTTCGGGGAGGAAGATGCCCCCCGCCGTTCGGTCCTCAATTACCTCGGGGGCAATCAGGACGTTGTACTCAGTCGGCGCTAGGCCGGGATCACACTCGTTAAGCTCGGGGATCTTGCTCACTCTGCTCTCGGCTCCGTGTCCGTTATCTCACACCATCTTTCGTAAGACGTCTCGATGAGGCCGGTGTAGGCGTCCGCGCGCGTTCTCAACTCGCACAGCACCAGCGGGTCAGCCTCGCCCGCTTCCCAGGAGCGGCTATGCCATTCCCTGCGCTGGGCCTCCGAAGCCTCCGTCACCGCCTGGAACACCCATCGGGTCACCGGATGGTCCTGCCATGCCTGGAACTCCTCCAGGGTCGGCGCCAAGGGCGAGCGCGTGATCTGAGACAATCTGGAAGGTCTCCGCTTTGGTCTTCTGCGCATCCGCGCGGTAGTTCTCAGCCTGCGCCGCGTCCTTCTCGGCCTTCGCCGCCAACTCAGGCGACGGGGGCTGCGGTTCCGGCAGCAGTTCCTCAGGGTCGTCAATGTCGAACGCCTCAAGCGCCCGCTTCAGCACCACCCGGTCATTCACACCCTTGCCCAGCAGGCCCATGAGCAGTTGGGCCTTGCCCATCGCCTGCATCTTGGTGCTCACCGAGGGATCGGAGACCGGGAGAATGTCCTTCCCGTCCTGCCGGAAGTCCGCCTCGAAGTTGGCTTCCGGGTCGTCCAAAACTTCCAGATAGTCTTCCGCATCGCCATGCGCGGCGATGTCCTCGTACAGACCCCGGAACTCATGCTTCAGGCCGCGATAGATGCGCTTGTAGATCGAGGAGAAGACCTGAAGCCCCTGCTCGATCAGCGCCAGCGTCGTCCCCACAGGGGCCGTGGAATTGGCCTCGCCCGTGAGCACGTCCTTCGTTGACGTGATGTCCTTCGCCGCGCCCAGCATCAGGTCGAGGATCTGGAACATCACCGTCGATGCGCCCGGCCACGTCCGTTCGTAGATCGAGCTTTGGAGTTGGCCCGGCGGCAGGTTCACCACCTTGTACTCGCCAGGACGGAAACGGACGTTGGTCGTCTTCCCGGCGCCCTGAAGGCGCGTGCTGGCCGAGATGAAGCCCCCGCCCGCGACCTGCGCATGGCCGGCGTCAATCATCTGGTTGATCGACGTGTTCACAACCTCGGAAATCTGGTCGAGCAGATGCCCGAAGCCGACGCTGTGGAACCGGCCCTTGAGGTCGGGGAAGAACTCGTACTTGGTGTACGGCATCCAGCGGTCGAACCCGACCACCTTCTCCTCACCCGGCTCGCCGCCCATCTTCGCGCCCTTGAGCGTAAAGGCCGCCTCGACGCGGAGAACTTCGCGGGTCTCATGGTCAACCGTGACCACGTAGGGCTCGGCAAGCCCGTCCCCGTCCAGATCATGCATCCGGTGCTGCTCCAGCAGCAGACGCGGGGCCTGGTCGTCGTCACCCGTCACCGGCGGCAGGACGCACTCACGGTAGACACCCGACCGCATCCGCCCCTCGATCTGGTAGGGGTAGACGTCGGGGATCTCCTCAGTGACACGCGGAGCCGTCTCCAGCGTCTTCGTGTCCTGATTGACCACCAGCCGCAGCGCCGGCACGTAGGCCATGCAGCACTTTTGAGTCTCGGGGTCGTACCACTTCTTGCGGTAGCCGAGGCCCACGATGGGCAGATGGTGCAGGAGGGCGTCCGTGTCGCCTTCCCAATCCTCAAGCTCGTAGAACAGCTTGTAGTTCAGGTAATCCGCCACGCGCTCGGCACGGCTCAGCTTCGCCTTGTGGCGCTGGATGGCCTGCTGCGACTGCATGACGAACTGTTGCGCCTGCGGGTCGCCCTGCTTCGCGGCCTGCAACGCATCCGGCGGCGGGCTCTCAGGCGGGGTGCCGAACACCTTCACCTTCACCGCCTCGTCGTTCTTCACGATGGCCGGATACGCACGGGCCGCAAACTGGAGCGCCGCAACCGTCAGGAGGGGATAATTGACGTTCGACGCCCGATCCCAGGGATAGTCCTTCTCCTGCAACTTCTCCTGAGCGGCGCGGTCCTGAGCCTTGATCGCCTTCTCTTCCCATTCCTTCCGGGAAGTCTTGTCGATCTGGTAGTCCTCGACCACACGCAGGCCCAGCGTCGCCAGTTCGTGCTGGGTCAGCAGGTCCACAAGGTTGCCGCCCGCCGAGGCCAGCTCAGCCAGCCGACGCAGGGACTTCTGGCCATCCTCCTCAGGAGGCTCGGCAAAGGCGTTCTCGCCTTCCGCCTGGTCTTCCATGAGGTCGGAGGTCTCGTCCTCCATCTCGGGAGCGTAAACGTCGGACATGCGCGCTCCCTAGTAGCCGGTCGCCATTGAACGCCCACGGGGGGCATCTTCGTATCGGTCGAGAACCGGCTTCGTGATGGCGCGGGCCATGCCGGACATGATGAGGTAGCGTTCCGCGTCCATCAGGTGATCGCGTTCCTTCACGACCTTGCCCTTGTCGTCGCGGCGATAGAGCCTGCGTTCCGCCCTCAGGTTCACGCAGGAGGAGAACACCTTCAGCCGACCCGACATCAGGCGGCGGTAGACAGCGAAGAGCCCCGCCTCCACCGCGTTGTTAGCCGGATGCACGTCCAACCCGAGGTCCACGTACTCCTCAAGGAGCTTGTCACCGTCGCGCTGGTTTCGGCCCCGAGCCGCCGGGTCGATCACTCCGGGTATCCAGTCGCCTCGCCCCTTGATGGCGTCCGCGTGAACCTGCGGGGGAGCCTCGGAGACGTAGTACTCGTCGTAGATGTAGACCGTATCGTTCTCGCGGTTCCACGCACCCCAGACGGCTGCGGTGCGGTTCCAGCCCACGTCCAGAGCGTAGGCCCGCGGCCACCACTCCGGGATGTTGAACGGATCACAAGACCACAGGTCTTCCGACACCGGGTAGATGACGCCAGACCCAAGAGCCGGGATGCCCCTCGCCCGCGCATCGCGCTGGTGCGGAGGGATCGAGTCCCACAGTTCCTTCCGGTCTTCCGGGGAAAGATGAGGGACATCATCCCAGGTGATGCCGATGCACCACTTGCTCATGTGGGCGCCAACTCAGGCATGAAGCCCAGCGCCACGTCCGTCAGGCCGTTGAGCGGGGTGAACGTCGCCATCACCATCCCGCCCGTGGTCATCGTCCGTAGCAGAAGCTCCGTGTAGATCGCCTGCGGAGGTTCCTCGTCAGTCCAGCCTAGGTCTCGCTCGGTTCCCTGCCACGCTTCCCGCCCCTGATCGTAGGAACGGAACTGGACGATGCTCTCCCCGCCTGAGACGTGGCGGATGCGGGCGTAGTCCACGCTACCGGGGATGCCCGCTGCCGGGCGGATGTCGAGGATGTGGTCCCTCGGGATCATCCCCTCCCCGCGCCGGCCCTCAGGGCCAAGCAGCTTCGCCACGATGATGTCCCGCGTCGTGGTGCCCGTGTCTCCGCCACAGAGGCAGTTGATCGGGCGATCCCACGTCCGCCCCGGCCACCACGCGAAGTCGTCCGCGTGATAGAGGCCAGTCAGGTGCAGGGCGGTCTCATAGGCCCCGATGCCTTCGGTCTTGCCCACGCGGTTCGCAGCCATCGCCGCGCGTTCCCGGTGGATCTTGCCAGCAGCGAAGAACGCCAGGTGCTTTGCGTACAGCTCCCGACGTAGCGGGCCGGTCTCCGGGTAGTAGGTCCAGAGCTTGCGGCCCGCATCCCTAGTGGACAGCGCCCTCTCGATCTGCCTCTCCAGCGCCGCGAGCCTGTCGGACGGCATTGAGGAGAGCAACGAGGTCAGCGGGGTCGAACTCATCCAGGGTGATGTCCTTCACTTCGACGTGCTTCGGGGCGAGAGAGGCGACTACCTTGAGGTAGACGTCTGGCTTCTCGTCCCTGACAGTCGTGATGACGGACGGCCCGTGCTGATCGAAGTCCTCGGCAAGCGCCTTGATGAAGGCTTCGTTCAGGGTGTGGCGGCTGCCCTTGGGCCTTCCTGCGGGGTTTCCGCTCTGGCCCTTCTCGAATGGTCGTCCGACCGTCTTCGTCATGCTGAAAGGCGCTGTTGTTTCAGCGCGCCCTTGTTAGACCGTGGCGCTGAACGGCGTCGCTTCCGTGCCGGTGGCGGCGGAAAGGACTTCGACAGCAAACAGGTTGGTGGCGACGTCACGGACGCGGACGATATCGCCCTTGAGACCGCCCGTGGTCGTGCCGTTGAAGGTGATGGTGTCGTCACTGGCGCCAGTGCGGTAGCCGAGGACAGCAGCAGCACCGTCCGACACGACGTAGGCAGTGCCCGTCATGGTGTCGGAGGCGTTGGCCACCTTGATGGTCGTGCTGTTCGACGTGACCGCAGTGCCGATGATGAACGTGTAGAGCGCGCCAGTGCCCGCAGCGGCAGGCAGGGTGACGGCGATGCCGGCGGCACGGTTCAGGGTCACGGCGCGGCCACTGTGCGAGGCGGCGGTGATGGTGACGGTGGAGGCAGTCACATCAACCGGCGTGGTCGCGGTGACGGCTCCCGAGATGCTGCCCGTAACGGTGAGGTCACCGGACAGGGCCAGGGTGTCGAGGTTGCTGGTCCCCATGTCGGGCTCCTAGCTTGGGGTTGTTACGGGACGCGGTACTTATGGTTTGGTGAAGCGGCCTGTCTTGGGGTCGCGGTGATCGTTGCGGAGGGCGTCGTCCAACTGCTCGTTCAGTGAGCGGATCGTCTCAGCGTCGTAGGCTTCTCGGGACCATGCGCGGATCAGAGCGGCCAGCAGGGCTAGGCAGACAACCGATTGGACAGCGATGACGACCAGGGCCGGGTCCATTGCAGCCTCAAATAATCTGATATCAGCTATAGACTGTCAGGAGTTATGTGATATCTTCAAATCACCAACACGGAGACAGCCACATGGCCAACCCCAACAAAACCGCCGGTCGCTTCTTGAAGCCCGGCGCCGAAGTTCGAGCCGCCAGGCGTGAAGCGTTTTGCCAGACTGACATGGCGCAGGACATGGCTCGGTTTCAGCGCGGCGAGATGAGCGCCGACGAGTTTCGCCAAAAGTGGGAGCCCAAGTCCGCGTAATGGGGCGCCCACCTAACCCCATCCCCAACGTCCGCCGCATCTTCACGCTTCGCCCTAGCGACGTGGAGATGTTGGCGCGTCTGCGCGAGGCGCTGAACCTTCCCTCAGAAGCTGCTGTGGTCCGCTGGCTTATCCGTGACGCCGCGCGGAAGGTTGAGAGGTAGCCGCAGACAACCGACCTGGGGTCATGGCTGACGTGTTGTTGTTCGGTGGCGGCTGTTGGGTGTGGGCGCGGCGCGCAATCCGATGCGCTGGCCGCAAA